CCACCAGCAGAAATTCTCTTTGCTGACTTAAGAAGTTTATCATGCCCTACTGTTGGTGGATTGAAGCGGCCAAAGACAACGGTGAGTGGTGGTAGTTCTTCTGCAGGTTGCTCTTCAGGTGCTTGTGTAGGTGCTGCTTGGGGTTGTGATATAGGTGGTTGTGCTGCTTGAGTTGGTTGGGCGCTTGGAGCAGCAGCGGTTGGTTGTCTTCCTTCTCCAGGTTCTTCTGGTCCTTTTGCTTGGCGACCATCAATGAACTTAAGTTTTCCTTTATCTGTTCTCGCAACAAGTTTACCGGAACGATCCAACCATCCGCCGTGACCGTCTCCAGAATATCCAAGTTTTTTCGCTTGCATTGCTGCTTGCGATTCTTTTGCTTCAGTTAGAAAATTGAGAAAACTTTTCATATTTTGTGTTGATATACTTATATTTATTAATTTTACTTCCAGCGGTCAGGACCAAAAGTTTTTTTTGCAGCTTCCTTCTTATATAGATTTGCAAAACTGTTTTTCTTAACTGACATAAAAACCTGAAACTGAGGTTCTCCTGTTAGAGCTCCTTTATATCTAACTTCAAGCATTACCACACTAATAGGATTTCCAGGTTTTCCAATCAACATTTCATAAAATAATTTAGCAGCAGTAGCAGTGTCCTCAAATGCATGTGGTTTATCTTTTTGCTGGACAATTCTATAAACACTTTGATCTGGATCAGAAAATATTTTTCTAAAAATTTCAGAAGTTAATCTTCCCTCTTTCTCTAAAGGGGGTTTAACCTCAAATATCTGACCATTCTTATAATCCCCCTCACCGGTTATAAGACTGAAATGAAATGCAGCGTCTTGAAGATAAGTGTCTAAATTTATTTTGAATATTGTATCTAAAAATTCCTTAAAAAATTCTTCATTATTATCAAAGTATTTTATGAATACTCTATCCATCTCTTTAAAATAAATGTTTGGATTACTTCTATATTTTCCTTGTCCACGAAGCATTTCACTCTTTTCTATTCTATTAGTAAATTCAGTGTTACATGCTTTCAAAACGTCCTTAACGGGCATTTTATCAATTTCCTTTCCTTTATAAGAAGTATTTCCTACCTTTACCTTTAATGCTCCTCTAAAAAATTTAAGTTTTGCTGCTTCAATTTTTTGATGCTCTCCAGTTTCTGCAATTGTTTTTGTAAGAAATCCCTTTGATCCATATGCCGGTTTGTTCAAAAGAGTTGGTTCGGGTTCTCCTATCCCCCTCTTCTTTAAACTCAGTCCCCAATAATGAGTTGCTTCACTCTTACCTTTTGTCTGAAACTTAACAATAATATCCGAAGAATTATAATTTTGAATCGTCTTAGGACCCACATTAAACTTTTTGATTTCTTGAGCCCACTTTGTCCCAGTTTGCCAAACATCTTGAACTGTGGCATTTCCCATTTCTTCTATAACATAATTGGAGACAGATACAGCTTTTGCAAGGTTTACTAAATCTGGTTCTGTTTTTTCACTATCAGTATAAAAACCATTTAATCCAGAAGCACCCTGTATCTTGTTAGCAGATTTATAAAGTTTATCAACTATTTCTTTATATTGCTCTACAGCATTTTTAGTCTTATTAATTTTGTTATAATCAACAAATATTTTTTCTCTTATAAGAATAGCAGTCATCAATTCGTGAGGATCTTCTCTGGCACCACCAGATCCATTAGACATACCTTTAGATTGAAGAAGAATAGTAATAGAAGCTCTATTCTTACCCTCCTCTGTTGCTTTAATTATAAATGACTTGATTCCTGTTCCAGCAACAACTTCTTCCTCATAAGAAAAGGTATATGCAACTTTAGGAGGAACTAATTTGATTATTTCTTGTTCTAATTCTTCTTGTCTTCCTTCGATATATGATTTAAATTTTCCTCTTAACCAATCTCTTTCTTTTTTAGATCTAATTCTAGGTCTTAAAACCAATGTAGATGCGCTTTTGGCAAAGATCATATCTTTAGATTTATCATCCCATTTATCAATCTCTCTATCAGTTCCATTCACAGAGGTCTGAGAAAAAAAATTTCCTAGGTCTCCAAATATTTTTTTAGAATTATCTACGATTATTTGAGCAACTGACATTTATACACAAATACTCTTTCAAGTATTTATTATTCTCTATAATGTTCTATGAAATGACAGTTTGCACACAGTACTTCACATTTATCAATTTCTTTCATTAAAGAAGAAAGTTTTCTCCGTCCTATTTTAGAAGACACATTAAATTCTTTATCTGAACTTGTATGATGAAATTGAAGAACTCTATAATCATTATTTCCACATCTATTGCAAGATAGTGTCTTTTTGTAATTCAAGAATTCTTCTTTGTAATCATCTCTTCTTTTATCTAATACAACTCTTTCGCAGGAAAAACACATCCATCTATAATAATTTTGCCTTCCTCTATTTGCAACTCTAAACTCTTTTATTTCTTTTGTTTGATTACAACACTTACATAATCTATGTGTTCCAAAATCACTCAATTCTTTTGGATTGTTCTCATATCTAATTTTTAGACCTTCACTAATAGTTCTTGGTTTAATATCACCTCTGTTCTTTGCTTTTGCAATTGCTCCAGCACTAATACCATACTTCTTATGCAAATCCCTATAACCCAATCCAGAGTTATAATCTTCAGATATTATAGACCAATCATATACTTTTTTACCCATTTTAGAATAGCAACTCTACTACTCTCTATTTATAATGGAGTGTAAGGAAATCGAATCCTTATTGCTGGAATGCAAATCCAGAGTAATAACCGTTATACGAACACCCCAATAAAGACATTATAAAACCCACTCAACTAAAAGTCAAGTGGGTTAGAGCAACCTTCCGTGGTTATTTATTAGCGAACATTCTTAGCATACCACTTCTCAAAGTCCTCTCTACGCTTATCACCTCTTGGAGGCATAGGAGTTCTTTCTCCACGAACAGGAGCAGTTTTCTTTGCCTGCTCTCTTTCATACTTCTCTGGATTTTCTCTTGCTGCTTGTGCTTCTCCAATAACAATAGAAATCGCTTCTTCATCAATCACATTCGCCATCAACCACTCTGCTTCTTCCAGAGTTTCTGCATATCCTTCTGCTTGGAGGAACTCAAGGACTACATCAAAGATATCAAACTCTTCTCTATTGAGTTGCTTCTTTTCAGCAGGAGTTAAAGCACCTCTCTGCGCTCCTCTTGCTGCTTGCTTTGCTTTTACAGCAGGATCATCAGACTTGTGACCATAACCATGAAGACCAGGGGATGAAGAAGTGGTCTTACGGAAATCACCTCTCTGCTTTCTAGCAAGTTCTTGTCTTTGTTTTGCTTTTTTAGCATCACCGAAAGTTGATTTATCTGCAAGTTTAGTTGCTCTGTCTGCTGCTTGACCACCACCAGTTGACTTAGCAATCTTTTGGCGAATAGGTGCTTCATCATAACCACGCTTTGCCATAGCAGTTGCTTCATCAACCTCTTGTGGAGCATTAACCTGTTGGTATGCTTCCATCAAACCTCTAAGTTCCTTGCTATCCATTAGAAAATCGTTATATTCTTCTAAGGATATTTATAAAAAACCCTTGCGGGTCTTAGTGCTTATTCAACTACTTGACTGATTGCATCATCAAGGTCAGCAATCACTTCACGTAGTTCAAAGATACGAGGTGGAGTGCTTACAATATCACTTGTATATCCTTTTTGTGCATCAAACAAAACTTGACGAACTGCAGCTGCAGAACGCACATCCATTTCAATAGTTACTTTTTTACTCATAGATTTTCTCCTCAAATATCTCCAGATTTACGATTTTCAGAACGCTCAATACTAAATGCACCTTCAGGGTAACGAGCACTTAGTTTCTCAAAGTTCATTTGAATAACTTCTTCAAGCGAAATATCAAGTCCAAGACACGCTTGAGAAACATACCACATAATATCCCCAAGTTCACGCTTCAGGTGAAACAGATTTTCTTGGTTAACTGGTTTACCCTGAAAGACAATCTTCTTCACAATTTCAGTAAACTCACCTGCTTCAGCAGACATTCCTACAGCAGCAGTAAGTAGTCGTTCAGTAGGGAAGTCTTGTTCCCTAAGTTCCATTAGACGATCAATAAATGGAGTGTGTTCCTTACTAGGTTTTGAAGTTGTAGTATTTACAAACTCAACATACTTATTAAGATCAATAGTCATAATTTTTTGTATCTCCTTTTAATTTTACAGTTGTTTTTCTTATGTGTCAAGTTTTCTAATAGTCCAATTTCTATGATGTTTTCTTTCTCCTT